ATGGCGCAAGCAAAACAGACGGGCAGGGACAAGAGCCTTGCCAGCCTGCACAAGGCCACCGACACCCTGAGCACCATGCTGGCGCAGGAGGTCAAGGAGCTGAACGCCCGGCAGAAGGCCCAGCGTGGCGATGGCTCCGACCCTGCCCTGATGAAGGGGCTCAAGGAGGCTACGGCGGTGCTGAAGGATCTGGCCGCGGTGGCCAAGACCCTGAACGATCAGGGTGCGGATGCCGAGGCCCGGGCGTGCGGCGTGGTGCTTCTGCCAGCCGTGGAGGACGTATGAATGCAGAGATCGTATGGCGGCCCCAGCCCCGGCAGGCGGAGTTCATGCGCCGCCCGGAACCAGAAGCCCTGTACGGGGGCGCGGCAGGCGGCGGCAAGAGTGACGCGCTGGTGATCGAGGCCCTGCGGCAGGTGCACATCCCCCACTATCGGGGGCTCATCCTGCGCAAGACCTACCCCCAGCTCAGTGATCTGGTGGACAAGAGCATGGCTTACTACAAGCGGGCTTTTCCTACGGCGCAGTACAACGCCACCAGCCATGTGTGGGTGTTCCCCAGCGGGGCCAAGATCTACTTTGGTTCCATGCAGTACACCAAGGACCGCACAAATTATCAGGGCAAGGCCTTCGACTTCATCGGGTTCGATGAGCTGACCCATTTCGAGTGGGAAGAGTACAGCTATATGATGAGCCGCAACCGCCCTACCGGCCCGGGCACCCGGGTCTACCTGCGGGCCACCACCAATCCCGGCGGTGTGGGGCACGGCTGGGTGAAAGCCCGGTTCATCACGCCGGCCCCGCCCGGCACCCCCATTGTGGAGCAGTTCCCGGTGCGGATGCCGGACGGAACCGAGAAGGTGCTGGAGCGGGCAAGGGTGTTTATCCCGTCCAGCGTGTTCGACAATCCCGCCCTGCTGGAAAATGACCCGGACTACCTTGCCAGTCTGGCAAGCCTGCCCGAAGCGGAAAAGCAGGCCCTGCTCTATGGCAGCTGGGACAGCTTTTCGGGGCAGGTGTTCACCGAGTGGAGGAACGACCCGGGGCATTATCAGGACCAGCGCTGGACCCATGTCATTGCGCCCTTTGCCATCCCCAGACACTGGAAGATCTACCGGGGGTACGATTTCGGTTTCTCGAAGCCGTTCTCGGTGGGGTGGTACGCGGCGGATGAGGAGGGCAGGCTTTACCGTATCAAGGAGCTGTACGGCTGTACGGGCCGCCCCAACGAGGGCCTGCGCATCGACCCGGTGGAGCAGGCAAGGCGGATCCGGGAGGCAGAGCAGAACGACCCGATGCTCAAGGGCCGCACCATTCTGGGGGTGGCTGACCCTGCCATCTTTGATGAGAGCCGGGGCGAGAGCATTGCCGCCATGATGGAGCGAGGCCCCCATTTTCTCCACTGGGTCCCCGGTGACCACACCCGCCTGGCGGGGAAGATGCAGTTCCACTACCGGCTGGCGTTCGATGGGGAGGGGCGGCCCATGTTTCAGGTGTTCAGCACCTGCAGGCACTTCATCCGCACCCTCCCGAACCTGGTCTATGACGAGAGCAATGTGGAGGACATCGACACCCGGCAGGAGGACCATATCTATGACGAGTGCCGCTATGTGCTGATGGAAAATCCCATCTCCCCGCCCCGGCAGACCGTGCAGCCTCCGGTGGGGGACGACCCGCTGGAGCTGCACCGGAGGGCAAGATTTTACAGGGTATAGGCGGCTCACCCTCTCCGTCAGCGCTGGCGCGCTGCCACCTCTCCCGAAGGGCGAGGCCTTGGCAGTTATTGCAAAGTTTGCAGTTTCGTCAGAAGCTCCCACTTTGGGAGCAACGACGACGACCGCCGCCAGCGGCGGATTGAGGGAGGAGTTGTTGGGGCAGCGGCCAGCAAGGATGCGAACAGAGTGAAGCAGACGCTGGGAGCCGCAACCCGGCTGCTGGCGAGCGGAGCGAGACTGAGAGGGTGAGGAAGCTAACAAGAAAGGAGTAAGCAATGATCGATGAAAAGCCCCCCATCGGGGCAGAAGAAGTGGCCGAAGCCACTGCCATTTTACAGAAATACAAGGCCGGAAAAGCCGCGCTGGACAAACGCATTGTGGACAACGAGCTGTGGTTCCGGATGGGACACTGGAAGAACTACCAGAATCCCATGATGGAGGGTAAGCCCCAGCCTGCCAGTGGGTGGCTGTTCAACAGCATTGCCAACAAGCACGCCGATGCCATGGACAATTACCCGGCCCCCAATGTTTTGCCCCGGGCGGCAGACGATGCGCAGACCGCACAGGTGCTTTCCAGCATCCTGCCGGTGGTGCTGGAGCAGGCAGACTATGAGCAGGTGTACAGCGACACCTGGTGGCGCAAGCTCAAGCAGGGCACCGGGGTCAAGGGCGTGTTCTGGGACCCGGAGGCCCGGGGCGGCGTGGGAGAGATCGCCATCCGGCCCATGAACCTGCTCATGCTCTACTGGGAGCCGGGCGTGGCAGATATCCAGGCCTCGCCCCACTTTTTCTCCCTGAGCATGGAGAACACCAAACAGCTGGAAAACCGCTGGCCTCAGCTGAAGGGCCGCAGCGCCAGTGTGCTGGATGTGCCCCGTTTTCTCCACGACGGCGGGCTGGATACCACCGAAAAAAGCGTGGTGGTGGACTGGTACTACAAAAAGCCGGACGAGGCCGGACACACCCTGCTCCACTACTGCAAGTTCTGCAACGGCGTGGTGCTCTACGCCAGCGAGAACGACCCGGCTCTTGCCGGGCGGGGCTTCTACGACCACGGGAAATATCCCTTCGTGTTCGACCCGCTGTTTATGGAGGAGGACAGCCCGGCGGGCTTTGGCTATATCGATGTGATGAAGGAATGTCAGACCGCCATCGACAGGATGAACCATGCCATGGATGAAAATGTCCTGCTGGCATCCAAGCAGCGGTATGTGCTCAGCGACACGGCGGGCGTGAACGAGGAGGAACTGGCGGATCTCAGCCGGGACATCGTCCATGTGGCCGGGCGGCTGGGAGACGAGAGTTTCCGTCCATTGCAGACCGCCGGTTTGCAGGGGAACAGCCTGAGCTACCGCAACAGCCGCATTGAGGAGCTGAAGGAGATCAGCGGAAACCGGGATATGACCCAGGGCGGCACCGCAGGCGGCGTGACGGCGGCAAGTGCCATTGCGGCCCTGCAGGAGGCGGGCAGCAAGCTCTCCCGCGATATGCTCAAAAGTGCCTACCGGGCCTTTGCAAGGGAGTGCTACCTCATCATTGACCTGATGCGGCAGTTTTACGATGAGGAGCGGGTGTTCCGTGTCATCGGGCCTGCCGGAGGCAGAGAGTTCGTGCCCTTTTCCGGGGCAGCGCTGCGTGCCCGCCCCATGGGGCAGATGGGCGGCGTGGAGCTGGGAAGCCGGGAACCGGTGTTTGATATCGTGGTGAGCGCCGAGAAGAAATCCACCTTCAGCCGCCTTTCCCAGAATGAAACGGCGAAGGAGTGCTACCAGCTGGGTTTCTTTGCACCCCAGAATGCCGACGCGGCCCTGGCGGCACTGGAGATGATGGACTTTGAGGGCATCGAAAAAGTGCGCCAGAGGGTGCGGCAGAACGGCACGCTGGCACAGAAGCTGACGGCGGCCCAGATGCAGATCGCGCGGTTCAACGAGAAATTGAGCGGCGCGGAGGAAAATCTGAGCACAAGAGCATTGGCGAAGAACCTCTCCGGCGCTTTGCGCCAGCTCTCCTAACGGGAGAACCAGGTTCACGTTGCTGCTGGCTTGCCTCCCCTATGAGGGGAGGTAGCACCGCAGGTGACGGAGAGGTTTTACATGAGAAGGAGGCAGAAATGATCAAAGTGAATTATACGGAATTGGATGGTCCTTACGGCCCGGCCATGCGTCTGGAAGCAGCGGGCCATGCAGGCTATGCCCCGGCAGGGCAGGATATCGTGTGCGCCGGTGTCAGCACCCTGATGCAGGCACTGGTCAGCCTGCTGGCGGGCGAGGAAAACGCCCACAGCGATGCTTTTGACGAGCCCGATGGCCCCCGCCTGACGGTGACTGCCGCCCGGCCCTGTACCGCATGGGTCGAGGGGGCCTTTGAGCTGGCCAAGGCGGGCTTTGCCCTGCTGGCCGAGCGCTACCCGGACAATGTCTGCTTTGCCGACCGGAGTGCCCGGGGCAAGCAGGAGATGATGGACCTGCAGCTGTTTGCTGACGGCGGCGAAGCGGCTGCCCCTGCCCTGAGCGCGGCCCAGGAGCAGCAGGCCGTTGCATCGGGTACCATGAAGCCCGGTGAAAAAGCGGACGCAAGGCAGGAGACGACCGCCCCGGAGGGGGAGAAGGAGGTGAAAGAGACCGAACCGGTCAAGGCGGAAGAAGGGCAGGAAGATGAACCGCCCCGCCCTGCGCTGCCAAAACGTTTCCCGGGAAGCCAGGCTGTGGATGCCCTGCACCGGCGCTGGGCTGCCGAGGAGGCCATGATGCGCCGGGCGGTGCCGGAGTTTTCCCTGCAAAAGGAGCTGGCAGACCCCGAGATGCGCCGTCTGATGCAGCTGCCCGGGATGCGGATGCTGGATGCCTACCGGCTGGCCCACTACGGGGATGCCATGCGCCAGACTGCCCGCACCGTGGAGCAGGGCGTGGTGGAGCGCATCCGCCAGCGCGGGGCGCGCCCTGCTGAAAACGGCACCCATCCCGGCAGCGCCGCCGTGACCGGTGCGGATGTGAACCGGATGACCCGCAGCCAGCGGGAAGCGCTGGAGCGTCAGGCGCTCCATGGTGCAAAAATCAGTTTTTGAGGGAAAACCCTCTCACCGCTTCGGTCTGGCTTTGCCAGCGCCTTGCGGAGCTCCCCCGAAGGGGGAGCTTGAAATCAATGAAAGAAAGGATAATGACTATGAACAACTTCAACATTCAGCTGTTTGCCGAAACTCCCCTGAACTCCACCACCACCATGACCCCGGAGATGAAGACCTTCTATGAGAAGCGCCTCATCGACCAGGCAGAGCCCCGGCTGGTGCATGACCAGTTTGCGGATTACTATCCTGTGCCCCAGAACGGCGGCAAGACCATCGAGTTCCGCAAGTACGACAGCCTGCCCAAGGCTTCCACTCCGCTGACCGAGGGCGTGACCCCGGACGGTCAGGCCCTGAACGTGACCACCATCACCAGTGACCTGCACCAGTATGGCGGCTGGACCCCGCTGACTGACGTGCTGCAGATGACCGCCATCGACAACAATGTGGTGCAGGCCACCCGTGTGCTGGCAAGCCAGGCGGGCCGCACCATGGACAGCATCACCCGTGATGTGCTGGCGGGCGGCACCAATGTGCTGTATGCCCCCAAGCAGAATGCGGACGGCACCGAAACGGAGGTGAAGAGCCGCAAGGAGCTGGACAAGACCTGCACCCTGACCCCGAAACTGTTCTTCCGGGCGGCGGCGCAGCTGGGTGCCATGAACGCGGACCCCATCGGCGACAGCTACATTGCCATCATCCACCCCTATGCCGCCTATGACCTGAAGACCTGCAGGGAATTTATTGAGGCGCACAAGTATGCCGACCCTGAGACCATGTACCGCGGCGAGATCGGCAAGCTGGGCAACATCCGCTTTGTGGAGACCAGCGAGGCCAAGATCTGGAAGGACACCACCTGCCCCAGCGGTCTGGCCGTGTTCGGCACGCTGGTGCTGGGTGCCCATGCCTACGGTGTGACCGAGCTGGAGGGCGGCGGCCTGGAACACATCGTCAAGCAGCTGGGTTATGGCGACGACCCGCTGAACCAGCGCGCTTCCGTGGGCTGGAAGGGGATGCGCGCCGCCGAGCGTCTGGTGGAGCAGTACATGGTGCGCATTGAGAGCGTATCCAGTTATTCGGAGAATGCGAGTGCGAATTAAAACGGGCTCGCCCTCTCAGTCACCTTCGGTGACAGCTCCCCCAAAGGGGGAGCCTTTGGCAGGGCGGGAAAGTTTTGCAAAGCCCGATAGGGCGGAAAGGATTTGGAATGAGCGACAAGAAAAACGTAAGGATCCGGCTGTTCAAGGACAACAGCCGGTACAAGGGCGACCTGTTTGTGAGCGTGAACGGCGTGAGCTATAAGATCCGCCGGGGCGTGGAGGTGGAAGTGCCGCCCGAGGTGGCAGAGGTGCTGGAGCACAGCCAGGTGCAGGATGAGCGCACCGCTGCCCGCATTGCCGCCGCCGAGAAGATCGCGGGGTGAGCGCATGACAGTGGGACAGGCTCTGGAACGGGCCGAGGAACTGCGGCCGGGCTGCAAGGTGGACAGCCGCACCCGGCAGCGCTGGCTCTGTGAGGAGGACGGGATGCTGCGGGCCCTGCTGTTCTCCGGCTGCGGGCTGCGGGCCGGAGTGGGGGCAGACCTTGCCTGGCCTGCGGAGGGCGGTCTGGACGATGCCGTAGAGCTGCTGGTACCCGTGCCTTTTGATGCGCTCTACCCGCATTACCTCTGCGCAAAGCTGGATGCTGCCCTGGGCGAGACGGAACGTTACGCCGGGGAGCAGGCCCGGTATAACAGCATTCTGGCCGAGCTGAGCGCCTGGCTGCGGCGGCGGGCAAAGCCGAAGCGCGGTGCGCAGTGGCGGTGGTGAAAGGGAGGAAAGTGGATGCTTCTGACAAATCGGACCGGTGTGAAGAATACCCGGGATCTGCTGCGGGCCTTTGGCGGCCTGAACGAGACCTACGGCTGCACCGAGGCTGAGTACAGCGGGGGAATGAATTTTTCGGCCCGGGATTTCCCGGCCCTGAGCACCCGGCTGCCCCGCCGCAGGCTGCAGGAGCTGGCCGGGCTGAACGGGATGTATCACCTGAACGGTCTGCTGACCGTCTGCGGGCAGGACCTGGTTTATACCCCGGACGAGGCCCCGGCCCAGCCCGTCACCGTGAAAAATGCCGTGGCAGACAGCCGCAAGACGATGGTGGGCATCGGAACAAAGATCCTGATCTTTCCGGACAAGGTGGCGTTCGATACGGCCGACGGCAGTGCGGCCCCGCTGGGTGCTGCCTGGGAGGCGGGAAGCCTGAGCGTGAGCTTTGCGCCCTGTGATGCTTCGGGGAATACCTACGAGGTGAAGGACAAGGGCACGAAGGAGCCGGAACACCCGCAGGACGGCCAGCTGTTTCTGAAGCTGAACGAGCCGGATAAGCCCTATTCCGCAGAGAATACGCTGGAGGTGTACAGCGAGGCTTCGGGCAACTGGACGGTGATCCCGCTGGACTACTGCCTTGTGACCGCTGAGGGCATCGGGGCGGAGTTCCGGGTGTGGGATACCGTGACCCTGACCGGTACGGGGGCTGAACAGGCAGGCCAGTGGGCCGGGCTGGACGGCGACCGCATCGTGTATGGTGTGACCGAGACCACTCTGCGCCTGCGGGCTGACCCGGGCGGCGAACACTTTTACGGCAGGCTTGTCCACAATGGCAGCAGTGCTGTCTGGGTGAGCATGGACGGCACGCAGCGGGAAGAGTATTTCCCGGCGGAGGGTGTGAAGGCGGAGCGCCGGGTGCCTGATCTTGAGTACCTGACCGAGTGCGACAACCGGGTGTGGGGCTGTTCCAGCAGCGAGAATGTCATCTACGCCTGCAAGCTGGGCGACCCCACCAACTGGTTCTCCTACCGGGGCATCGCGGCAGACAGCTATGCCGTGACCGTGGGCAGCGACGGCCCCTTTACCGGCGCAGCCACCTGCATGGGCTATGCGCTGTTCTTCAAGGAAAACACCCTGCACAAGCTCTACGGCTCCAAGCCCTCGGATTTCCAGCTCAGCTCCCTGCGCTGCCGGGGCGTGGCCAGAAACGCAGCCCGCAGTCTCTGCGTGCTGAACGAGACGCTGTATTATCTCTCGCCCGACGGCGTGATGGCGTGGGACGGCAGCATCCCGGCCAAGGTGTCGGCGGCGTTGGATGCCGGGCGGCTTGCCAATGTGAAGCAGGCTGTGGGCGGCGCGCTGGATGGCCGGTATTATCTGCATGTCAGCCGGGAAAACGAGGTGCGGCTGCTGGTCTATGATACCGAGCGGGGCCTCTGGCACGAGGAGGATGTCTGTTCCTTTGAGATGGCCAGCACCGGCGGGCAGCTCTATCTCTGGGATGGCCGGGCGCTCTGGGCCGCTGATCCCAGCCGGGAAGCGGCAGGGCAGAGAAGCGAGGGAACGGAACAGGGCGTGGAGTTTGCCCTGACCACCGGAGATCTGGGATTGGACAGCCCCGAGGAGCGGTACCTATCCCGGCTGACGCTGCGGCTGGATGCCGCCTGCAGGAGCCGGGTGACTGTGGAAGTGAGCTATGACGGCGGCCCCTGGGAGAACGCCGCTGCCCTGACAGTGGAGGGCCCGCGCCGCAATTGTGATCTGCACCTTGTGCCCCGGCGGTGCGCCTCGCTCCGGCTGCGGCTGTGGGGCTATGGGCAGATCACCCTGCGGAGCCTGGCCAAGACCTTCAGCGGGGCAAAGGGAAACTGGATGGAACTGGAGGGATGA